AAACGCAAGGCGATGAAGTATGTGCAGGGCGGGTTAGCCGCTGTAGACGTACTACGCGACGAGTGGGAGCGTGTAGACCCTTATAAGTTTTACTGGTCTCCTTGGGGCGATGACATCCAGAATATGCCGATCATGGAGCTACACCACCTAACACGTGAAGATGTAGAGGCTATGCTGGGTGTAGACGGTTACGATGAGTCTGCCGTGCGTAGCTTGCTTGCGGACTTCGGAGCAGGCGGGTTCGAGTGGTTAGAGCACTACGACAGCGAAATGGAAGATGTCACCGATAAAGACTACGACGACGCACACGATGATGTGATTGCAGCGTTGCAGCTATGGGATTCTATTCCCGGTGACCTGCTGATCGAATGGGGTATGGACGAGTCTGAGATCGAAGACCCTCAGAAATCTTACCCTTGTGAGGTTTGGATGGTTGACAACATCGTGATTAAAGCGGTGCTGAACTACGACCCTCTAGGCCGTAAACCTTATTATATTACTTCGTTCGAGAAGGTTCCGGGCAGAGTCGACGGGAACGGAGTAGCCGACCTTTGTATGGACGCCCAGAACATGTGTAACGCCGCCGCTCGGGCGTTAGCTAACAATATGGGTATCTCCTCAGGTCCACAGGTCGGCGTAAACGTGAGCCGTTTGCCAAGCGGCGAAGACATTACTCAGATGTACCCTTGGAAGATTTGGCAGTTTAAGCAGTCTGAGTATGGGGATGCGTCTCCACCCATGTCTTTTTTCCAACCAAACTCAAACGCACAAGAGCTTATGGCGGTGTTTAAGCAGTTCATGGAGCTTGCGGACGAGGTTTCAGGAATCCCACGTTATATGACAGGGCAGCATGTTCCCGGTGCAGGACGCACGTCCTCAGGGCTGTCTATGCTGATGTCAAACGCGGGTAAGTCTATTAAACAGGTTATCGGGAACGTCGATTACGACGTCATTACTCCGATGCTAGAACGTCAATATCAGCGTAACCTACGTTACTCTGACGATCCGGATTTAATTGGTGATGTACAAATACTTGCACGAGGCGCGATGTCGCTGGTCGTTAAGGAAGCTGAAGCTGTCCGTAAGAATGAGTTCCTCCGTCTTGTTCTGGAAAGTCCGGTTGCACAACAGATTGTTGGGCCTGCGGGCACGGCTGAACTCATGCGCGATCTCGCCAGTAATCTTAACACCAATGTTGACCGTCTTGTCCCAAGTCGAGAAGAGATTCAGAAGCAGCAAGCTATAGCAGCGCAACAGCAGCAGATGATGATGCAACAACAGGCGATGCAGGAAGCTGCGAACCTTCAGGAAGACGGAACCCCGATGGGGGGACGGCAGAGTAATACTGTCAGCCCACGTCCTAACGGTCAGTAAGCCCTGAACTTGTTGACACGTTAACACATATAAGTTACTTTTTAGGCATGATTGACTTAAATACCGCTGAGATTCAGGCCGTACAAGCCCTTTTGAGGCTTAGAGAGCCGGGAAACGAAGCGTTACTTAGGCTGATTACGGCAGAACTTGAATCTGCCAAGCAAAAACTGGTTCGAGCAGTCGATATGGCGCAAATCCACCGATTGCAAGGACGAGCGGAAGCATTTGAAGATTTACTGAGGGCGGTTGAAGAGTCGCCCAAGGTGGTAAGAAACTGAAGCACACCATAACGGGAATAGCATACCCACGGGACGCTAGGAACAGAGTTGGTGCTTTAAGGAGAAAACATGGCATTACCAAGACAGGTGCAAGCACAGCTTGCCGAAGCGGAAGAGATAGAGAAAACGCTAAAGGCCCGGAAGGAACCGACGGAATTAAAGGCAGTAGAGCCAGAAACTCCCGAAGAAGAGCCGGATACTACAGCAGAAGTACCTCCTGAAGCGGAAAAGCCTGAGGAAGTAGCGCCGACTGACACGTCGCCGACGGAAACAGAGGAAGAGAGCTTTGCGCAAAAGTACAAGACCCTACAGGGTAAGTACGATGCAGAAGTCCCTCGCTTGCACCAGCAGGTAAAGGACTTACAGGCCAAACTGACTGAGTTTATGAAAGCTCAAGAGGAGAAGCCCAAAGAACCGCCGAAGCCGAAGGAGAAAGTCAGTTTAGTAACCGATGCAGATCGAGCCGAGTTTGGTGACGAACTGATTGACGTTCAACGCCGCGTTGCGAAAGAAGTAGCCTCAGAATATGAGGATCGTTTCGAGCAACAGGCGGAGGTTATCAAGAAGCTGCAAGAGCAACTTGCGCAGACAGGTAACCAAGTTGGAGAGATGAGTTTTTCTCAGCGGCTAACCCAGTTAGTTCCTGATTTTAACCAGATCGACAATGATGAACGTTGGATTGCGTGGTTGGACGAATACGACCCTATGGTCCGTGGACCTCGCAGAGATCAGGCGGTTGCAGCGTTTAACGCAGGAGACGCAGAAGCGGTGGCACACTATGTTGGCCTCTTCAAGCAGACCCTCGAACCCGCTGAACCACAAGAACGTCAGACTCGCCAAGCAGAGCTAGAGAAGCAGGTTGCGCCAAATCGTTCCGCTAACTCCGTGGACACGAAGAAGGTAGGCAAAGAAGCAAAGGTTTACTCAGAAAGAGAGATAACCAACGCTTGGAACCGGATTCGGACTATGAACACGAAGGGTCAGTTTGACGAGGCGGCTAAACTTGAAGCCGAAATAACTGCTGCGTACCTTGAAGGCCGTGTCCGACTATAACGTGTTAACAAGTAAGCAGCTGTTAGTGACAACTCGAAACTAATAGGAGGCCAAAATGGCTGCTGTATTCCCCGTTGTAAGCTCTGGTAGCTTTGACACCACCCCGTCCTACTCAGGCGGTTTTATCCCACAACTATGGTCGAACAAGCTAAACGCTAAGTTCTACGCCAATACTATGATGACTGAGATTGCCAATACCGATTGGGAAGGCGAGATCAAGAACCAAGGTGATACGATTCGTATCCGTACTGCACCATCAATCACTATCAATGATTACGCAGGCGCTGGTACTACACTTACTTCTGAAGTTCCTGCACCGATCTACCAAGACATGCAGATCAACAAAGGTAAGTACTTCAGCGTTCAGGTCAACGACGTACTAGCGCACCAAGCGGACATGGACTTGATGAACATGTTCACTGACGATGCAGCGAAACAGTTGAAAATCGAAATCGAAAACGAGTGTTTCTTCAACTGGTTTGTTACTGAAGGTTCTGCCGCTGCGAACGCAGGCGCGACAGCAGGTGCAAAATCAGGCGCGTACAACTTGGGCACAGATACAGCCCCAGTAGACCAAGCCACACCAGCAAACGTTCTAAACACAATCCTAGCAATGTCTTCAGCGCTAGACGAACAGAACGTTCCTGAAAGTGACCGTTGGTTGATTATGACTCCACGTGATCGTAACTTGCTAATGCAAACAGACATCGCGCAAGCGTACTTTACAGGCGATCAGTCAAGCATCGTTCGTACAGGTAAAATCGGCCAGTTGGACCGCTTCACTGTGTACGTGTCTAACCTTCTACCAAAAGGTGAAGCAGGCAAGGCGCTTGTTGACGGTCAATCTGCAACATCTACAGGCGCGACTCTTGCAGACGCGAAAGCACGCCGCACAATGATGGCAGGTCACAAATCAGCCGTATCCTTCGCATCGCAGATCAGCAAAACAGAGCCTCTGCGCAACCAGACTGACTTCGGCGACATTGTCCGTGGTCTAGCAGTATATGGACGCAAAGTTGTAAAAGACGACGCTCTAGTAACTGCTATCGTTGGCTCAGCCAGCTAAGTCTAACAGAGAGGGGGGTTACCCCCTCTCACCGCGATAGGAGGGACGTTATGGACGTTTACCAACTTGTAAAAAAACTTGGCGGTGAGATTGTCGGTGGTAAAGGCCGCGTCATGGTTGACGGTGAGCGCGTACTTATTGCTGAAATTATCAAGGGCGAGTTCCAGCTAAATGAGGCAGGAGTTCAACTAGCGGAAAAACACCGCGAGCCTGAGAAGAAAACAACCGCGAAGAAAACACCGTCGAAGCGCTCTCGCGCACGCAACAGTGACGGTACTCTGAAAGCAGATGACCCAAGCACGCCCAATGTAAACGAGGCTTGGACCGATGGCGACAGTTAAGGTTATAGACATCATCCGCCGCGTGGAGTTCGTTCTTCAGGACACTAATATTCGTTGGCCTCGCCTCGAATTGCAGAACTGGATCAATGAATCCTACATGGCGATCACGCTTTTGCGTCCTGACGCTAATGCTAAGACAGGCACGTTTACGTGCGCTGAAGGCACTCGTCAGGTTCTTACAGATCAATTTGCATCCGCGCTTCGGTTGCTAGACATAACTCGTAACTTAGCAGCGACATCTACTAAGAAAGTCGTTCGCATCGTTAGCCGCAGCGTTCTGGACGACCAGAAGCCCACATGGCACTCAGAGACTAACTCTGTAAACATTCAGCACTACACCCACGATACTCGTCAGCCTAAGGAGTTTTTTGTTTACCCTCCTGCTACTACGGCTGCACAGTTGGAAGTCGTTTACGCTGATAGCCCGGGCACACATTCACTGTCAGAGGCAGACCTAGACCCAGACGGATCAAACACAGAAGTGATTTTGTTGGACGACATCTACATGTCACCAATGATCGACTGGGTTCTGTACCGTGCTTACTCAAAAGACGCAGAGTACGGAGCAAACGAAGCTCGTGCAGCGGCGTCCTATCAGGCGTTTAACTCAGCTATGGGGGCAAAAACGCAGGTTGACGCAGCAGTTGCACCTGTGGCGACTAGCGGGGTGACCTAAAATGGCTGTCACGTGGGATAGTTTTTACCCTTACATACAACCCCACGTGCCGGGTTGCCCAGAAATCGTTATTCAATCGCACTTACAGGAAGCTGCTGCCGAGTATATTGGGCGTAGCGAACTATGGCGGTTCGATATTGAGAACGATTTTACCAGTAAAAACACACCAGATTACGAAATTGACGTCCCGACAGGCGCAGTTTTGGAGAATGTGCTTGTTTTATACTTAGATGGACAGCCTGTGAAACGCGTGACAGACCGTCACTTTTCACTGCCAAATACCATAAATAATGGGTCTCCTGCTTACTTTACGATCTATCAGGACACTCAGATCAGATTTTTCCCCACCCCGGACAAGAAATATACGTTCTCAGGTGTAGGCACGCTGAAGCCATCACTGGCAGCGACGGGGGTTGAGGACTTTATCTTCGAGACGCACGGGCGCTCAATCGCATGTGGAGCGATCTACAAGCTGACGTCAGTTCCCGGCAAAGAATGGACGAACCCCGAGGCAGCTATGTACTACAAGGGCGAGTTCTACAGACACATGGACGAAGCCAAAGGTCGTGACACGCGTCGCGTCAACTTGCGCGTAATGGCGCAGGGCTTCGACAAGGCTTCAGTTCGCAGGGGTATGTAAATGGCAACAACATTCAAATACGTCCAAGGCGACACAGGTCCACAGATTAAAGTCGCGTTAACGGAAGAAGACACAGGCGATCCTGTTGACCTGACCGCAGGCACAGTGACTCTACATTTTAGGGCAGCAGGCGAAGATGCGGTTTTGTTTTCGCGCGAACTGTACGTTAACCCAGATACAGCAGAGAATGGAATTGCTATTCTCCAGTGGGACACCAACGACCTAAATCAAGATGCAGGTGCTTACGAAGGTGAGATCGAAGTGGTGCGTTCTAGCGGACTACGCGAGACTTTGTTCGACAAGCTGAAGTTTAAGATACGGGAAGACTTTGCATGAAGCTAAAGTCGGCAGTCTTTGTAAACAAAATTAAAGCTGCGTTCTCGCAGACTAGAGGTGTTTCTGCGACTACCGCTACTTACAACCGTATTGTTTCCGAGGCTGAAGTCGGTAACTTTGTTTACTTTGCTAAGTACTTTGACACGTATTACATCCGCGACGGCGCACGGCCCTCTGACCAACTGTTCTTTGAGTTCTTTAAAGAATTTGCAGGCGCAGATAACGCTGTCGTTTCTGAAGTTCAGTTTATGGCGTTCGATAAAGCGCCTTCCGATACTGTTAGTATTGTAGACGCGGAAAAGATTCTTAAAGACTTTGAACGCCCGCTGTTTGAAACTCCTACTGCTATCGACACGCCTGCTAAGCATGTAACAAAAGCTCCGTTCCTTGATGACGGATTTGTTACTGACGACGATACGGTTCAGTTCAACAAGCAACCAACTGATATTCCAGTTGCCACTGACCAGAAATAAGTTTGACGTTGGTAAAGGTTTAGCTGACGCCTCTCTA